GGACTATCTTGCCCTGCTCGCTGAAGAAGGTGAACGCAACATTCCATACAATTTTGAGCCAACTAGCTGATTGAATGCGGCAAGATATCAAAATCCTTCTGCAGCTAAATTTATATAGCTCGCGGTTACGCGTGTTATATAGAATGTGAAAACAATGAAAATAAAGTAATAACTATTAAGGCAAATTGGCATCCTCGACTAATTTTGTCAATTTATCTATAGATAACGGCTTTGAGTAATACCATCCCTGTACACCGCACTCAGGGAACATTTCAGTTAAATAATTAACCTGAGTTGATGTTTCCACACCTTCGAATACGACCTTATGAGTTATATCTTTAAAAATCTCTACCAATCCTGATAATAAATTATTACTTATAGAGTATTCATCGATAGAGTCTGTAATTGATTTATCAATTTTAATTTCATCTATTTGTAAACTTGACAGCCAGTTTAAATTTGAATAGCCCGTCCCGAAATCATCAATGGCTATTGAAATACCTTTATCATTAAATAAAGAAATTACCTTTTGGAGTGAATTTAGATCCGCACTCTGTCTTTCTGTTAATTCCATCATTATCATTCCGGGCTTTATATTTAATTCATCGATCATCTGAAACACTTTTCTTTGAAAAGATTCAGACAAAAGGTCTTGTGAACTAACATTAATGCTTATAAAGACATTAAATTTTTCAGAAAGGGACCTAGCTTCTTTTACTACCATTCGAAATACAAGATTACTTACATCTTGAATTAAATTATGTCTCTCTGCAATAGGGATAAAAATATCAGGAGGAATGCTACCAATATCATGGTCATCCCATCTAATTAGTGCCTCTACACCAATAACCATACCGGTTTTTATTTTATAAATAGGTTGATATACAAGATATAATGATTCATTTCTTATGGCATTTTTTAATCTTGATACTAATGATTGTTTGCGTGCAACCTTTTGATTATAAACAACACCTAAAAGAACACCTGTTACAATAGATGTAAATGCAATCAACAATATCATTAACCAATTATCGAAACTCACCCACGGAAATTTAACTCCTCCCATGACACAGATGTCATGTTTTCCATTACAACTTTGCGTAGTAATAAGTCCTAACTGATAGGATTTATCATGTTTAGCCTCCTCAAGCAGATCGACCAGTTCACCAAACCTAAACAAATGAAGAGAATGATCTCTATTGCCGACAATTGCTGAAAATCCTTTCTCTTCATGGTCTGTAGCAAATCTGTTAAAAGCAAATGGTGAAATCGTTATAGCTAATTTTTGGTTGCTTAGTAAATCAGCTTTAACATTATTTTCCAACAACACGCCAAAAAACCACGTCAAGTTATCCTTTTCAACTTTTCTATCGTATATGTTGAGTAATAATGGTGCTGGCAACTTTCCCCACAACGCAGTACAAGTAATTGCCCCATTAGAAATAAATGATATATCCTTTATAAGTGCATAAGGCCATAGAGCGATTCTTACAGCATGAAGCTGTAGTTCACTACAGGGACTATAAGCATCAAACATCTCATAACCATCATTTATTTCATCAATCTGTTGAATGAGACTAACACTTCTATTCAATACTCGTTCTGTATATGAACCGATACGCTCCTTATATATATAATAAGTAGAAATCTCAGTTAACGACAAAAACAGCAAAAATGAAAATGTGATTGATATCACATAGGGCTTAAGTGTAGTCAATTTGTAGTTCTTTATCACACAAACCTCTTAATATATCCTAACCCTTTGTGACAACATACATTCCACTATCAATATACAATGTTGAACATACAATTAAAATAGATTATCGGCAACAATAGTTGTTTCTTTATACTTTCCATTAGAAACTGACATCATACTATAGTACAAAACTATATAAGTGAGATTTATGTCTCCATTTCAATCAAGTACATGTCTCCCTACATGTACAAACATCGTGAACATGATAGCATTCAAGGGGGCTGAGTATGATGAGGGAGCGTTCTTCCCCCGATGCTGGTGTTCGGGTAAAACCGCTCATGACACTGCCGGCGATCAACACTGACGCCAGCAAGTATGGGAAGGAACAGATAAGCAGCATTGTTCAGGAAATGGTAGTGTCCCAGCATTTCCAGGATTGCCGGGGTAGTGAACTGACTCATCCATCGCCCTCCGGCCAGCCAACCCTGTACTGCGCTATCTCATCCAGACTCTTCAGCATCACCACCTTTTCTTTCATTTGCCGCTGCCGTTCGTGGATTTTAAAACCCTGTATCACCACCGCCTGCACCATTGCCGCTTCCAGTTGCTTCAGGAACGCCGCATTCACCGGAATATCGTGATTATCCGCATCGGTCCAGAAGAACCCTTCCGGCAGCCCCCCTGAACCCGCAACTGCCACAACTGGAGCAAGCCGTTCTTGTGAGGCTTTTCCGCCATCCCAGCGATGACCATCCAGTTCAAAAATAATATTTGCGTTTTCCTGTGCATCCCGCCAGTTGCTGATTTCAGCCAGCTTCTGGTTGCGTGAATTATCCACCATTTTGTCAGTCACAACAAAAGGGGTGACAGGACCATACTTTCCGGATTCAAGTTCACTGTAAATTCGCCTGCCATGCTCCTCATTATCGTTCTGACATGCAGTGAACGGCAGAAACTCATCAAACTCTGCAAATTTAACCTTACAGTTAATCGCTGTATGTTCTTTATTCGCCCACTCAGGAGCCTGAATGTCCTCAATGTTCATACAATTTCCTTTTATGAAATTCGCTGAAAAAGACCTACATAATTCGAAGCAGTACCGCTTGGCCACTGGTTTGAGATAATGCCGCAAGCTCGCCACGTCCCCGGAAGAGGGTAAGGCCCATATTGAACACCCGACCTGTAGGCATCAATAGTGAATGTACTATAACGATCCGGTGGAAAAATAATGCCGGAAGCCTTGAGACTCCCCCCTGCAACGGTTGCGCCTGGGGCAAGAGGTACTCCAACACTCATATATGCCAGCGCAAACGTACCTACAGCATGAAGTGCACCCGCTGGTGCGCCTGCCGGTCCCTGCGGGCCTTGTGGTCCCGTAGCTCCTGTTGCTCCCTTTGCGCCTGCAGGTCCTTGTGGTCCAGTTAATCCGGTATCCCCTTTATCTCCCTTATCTCCTTTTGGTCCGGCTGCGCCTGTCGGACCTGCCGACCCCTGTGGGCCTGTTGCCCCCTTTGCACCTGCAGGCCCTTGTGGTCCTGTTAATCCGGTATCCCCTTTATCTCCCTTATCTCCTTTTGGTCCGGCTGCGCCTGTCGGACCTGCCGGCCCCTGTGGGCCTGCTGCCCCTACGGGTCCTTGTGGACCTGTCGCCCCCGTTAACCCAATATCACCCTTATCCCCTTTTGGCCCGGTTGCACCTGTCGGACCTGCCGGCCCCTGCGGGCCGCTGAGGTCTTCATTTTCCTGTATCTCTTTGATGGTATCAGCGGCGGCTTTTGAGGCTGCACTTCTGGCCTGTTCAGCAAGAAGCTGTGCTTCATCCCTTGCCTGTCCACTTTCTTTCTCACTGGCAGCAGCAACCTGTGCGCTGTTCCGGGCATTCAGGGCATTTTCCTGAGCTTCATCGCGTAGTGTCAGGGCCTCATCTCTGGCCTGTTCTGCGCGAGTGACACTCTCAGCGGCTGCATTTTTCTGTTTCTCAGCCTTTTCGGCTGACTGCAGGGCTGATGCATCACTGGAAGATGCCGATTCTGCACTGGCTGATGCCGCAGCCTCTGATTTAGCAGCCTTTTCGCTGTACTCCCTGGCATGCTGTTCACTTAGCACTGCAACTGCCGCGCTGTTATCACCCTGTTCTGCCGCCTGCATGGCCGTGAGGGCGCTTTCACGCGCTGAGGTTTCAGATGCGGCGGCATTACCGGCATGTTCACCCGCTGTTTGTACTGCTGCAGCAGCACTTCCGGCACTTCCTGCGGCTGACTGTGCCGAAACTCCCGCTTCCTCCTGCGCTTTCTGTGCCGTATCGGCGGCGATTTTTGCCTGTCCGGCCTGCTCCGTCGCTGTCTGTGCAGACTTTGCCGCACTGTCCGCATCCGCTGCACAGGCCAGAACGTCCTGCGTGGTCTGTCGGGCATTATCATCAGCAGAGCGGGCAGACACATCAGCAGCATCTGCAGAGCGTGCTGCCTGCTTCTGTGACTCTTCTGCAGCCGTTGCAGAGAGAGCTGCCGAATCCTTACTTTGTTCCGCTGGCACGTGCTGGCATCGGCATAGTCCTGTTTGTTGGATACAAATTGTGTAATAAGCGGAAAGTAAAAATGAACCAGTAGCTGATTAAAAGTTCTCATAAATAGCGAGAATCTGCGCAGTTCTTGCCCCGTAACATCACGGATTACCAGAAAGAAATAAAAATGATAATTATTATCAAAATATTCAAGTAAGATCGCTGGAATAACAAATTCTTAATCTCTCAACAAAATAAGGATTTGTTAAGCTTCATGATTTATGGTCGATGTAACACCCCGTTTGAGGCAAGAATAATGGTCAAATTCTCAAAACTTCAGATTCGCTTACACTGGCTAACCCTGATATTAATAGCGATAACCTATGCAGCTATGGAGCTTCGTGGCTGGTTTCCCAAAGGCAGCAACACCTACCTTCTCATGAAAGAAACACATTATAATGTTGGGGTGTTTGTCTGGTTTTTAATGATAATACGATTAATTATTAAACATAAGTATCATGACCCAGCCATCATTCCACCCCCACCAGCCTGGCAGATGATGGCGGCTAAAATAATGCATATCCTGCTGTACATTTCTTTTTTGGCTCTGCCATTATTAGGTATTACAATTATGGCTTACGGTGGGAAGGACTGGAGTTTCTTAAGTTTTAACATTGCACCTTTCGTTACTCCTGACGGGGAAACAAAATCACTTATTAAAGATATTCACGAAACACTGGCAAACGTCGGATACTTTTTAATCGCAGCGCATGCAGGTGCAGCGTTATTTCATCACTACGTCCAGAAAGATAACACTCTTTTGAGAATGATCCCTGATTGTAACGATAAGAAATAAATACAAATTTTAATGTTTAACATTACAGCAGGCACTCAGTGAATGCCTGCTGTAATGCCTGTAGTATTCGAGTTGCAACACACCGTGCTCAAGTAGCTCTGAGTAGGCGATCAGCCCTGTGTATTCGGGGATAGAGCTACCGTCATCAGCATCAAATGCTGGAATGGTTGAGTGAAAAATCAAAAATGCGCCAAATCTCGCGCAGCACGCCGCCCCGTGGCAGAGCCCTCCTCCAGGAGAACCTTCTTCGCTGATGGTTTTCATCCAACCCTATCTGATGATATAAACGCAATCAAACCGTTACATTTCGGTTTGAACATCATTAATTCATAACTAAGGAACAGTATCGTGAAATATTTCGCATTAATTTCAGTTCTTCTACTTTCTGCATGCGCAGGCCCTGCTGGATCTTACTGGGGCGTTACACCAGCAAATTCGGACATCTGCCCTTCCGGGCAATCAGCCTCAGGTGAGTGCCGTTAAATTTTATGTTCTTTCAAGTGCGAGTCTGTCGCACTGTATAACCGCCAGGAGTTAGCGGATTACCCTGGCTCACTACTGAAAGACTTTCTTTGATGTGCACATGCGACGAGAATAAAAAAGCCCCGCATATACGAGGCTCCTGATATTTCTGTTTATTTGATGCAAACAGCTACTCTAGAGTAATAAGTGTGCCATTCACGTCACGTCGCCAGTCCTCTAAAGACTTAGGCTGCCATTCAAGTGCAATAACAGCTTTTAACTTGGGAATGCTAGATGTGATTGCTCTGATGGCCTTTTCTTGCGGCCATAGAAACACTACGACTCCCTGAAATCCCAATCCGATTTCAGCTGCAGATTTTGTCGTCATTAAGTGAACATCAACCGAGCATATCATCACGCGTCGATTTTTATTAAGTGCAGCAAAAGCAGTGACCCCAATTGCGCCTCGTAAACAACTTGAGTCCCTCGCTTGGCTAAATGTGCTCACCACAAGAATCAGCTTTTTATTTTCTTCCTTAGCCAACGCAAGCCCTCTAAGAATTGCTTCTTTCGTGGCCTTCAGATTGTCACCGGATGGTCGAATTAAATAGAATTTCACTGGTAACCTCACGTCGATTTACCCTGACATTATCACAGACACTCAGTGAATGCCTGCTGGAATGCTCTATGAGTTGGGTTCGTTAAATGATATGTTTCCAAATATAACCATAAGGAGATGAAATGTTTAATTTTCTCAAAACACTCAACAGGCTCATCAATCAAAAAACCACCCAAGAGGTACCGCAGGAATATTCAACCGAGCAGCTTCTGCAGTGGGCTACTGGGTGCATGTTAGAAGGTTTGCCGGACAAGTTTTACGAAGCGAGAATTTCCTGTTTCCGCAACATTGACAATGAAGGACGTACCGCAATCGCTTCAATACATGACGTCAAGTTGACCATAGAAAGCGAATACACTCCTTTCTATCCGCCCGATGATCTTTACGCCACACATTGCATAGAGAAAATGCTTGCTGGAAATAACTGGAGCCAAGCAACTATAACTTTCAACCCAGAAACGACAGCCTTCACATGGGAATAACTTTCTCTTCTATGGCGAGGCTCTGGTATTTTCTATTTCACGTATTCCGGCAAGCTGATTGTTTGCCTTCTCAATGGTGGCCAGTAGCGGGTTAATCCACAGCACTGCCTGGCAGTACGTTATTGAGCTGGCGGCAGCGGCGCTATCACTGACTGTGTCAGCCTCCCCGGTATCGGGGTGCATTGCATTGGCACGTAAACGGTGCGCGTATTCGAGCAGCCCACCAGCGACATCAGCAGGAACAGGCAAATCACAGGTTTTTTCACGTCGTAAAATCTCCCGGTATTCAATGATGGTTTTCTCTGTTCCGGCATCTATTAGCGAATTAAGGCGGTTGGTATTCTCTGCTATCTGGTTAAACCGGTTGAAGTTGAAGGCCTGAGTAGTTATCACCGCCGTCTGTAGCGCGTTGTCGCTACGCAAAACCCGGTTGTCGCTCTCTGACGTGGCCAGCGCGGCATTACTGCGGGCCAGCAGCACACAGAGCACCGAGATGAGGATGATAGCTGCCATCCCAACAAAAACGAGACTTCTGTTCACTGGTCTATCCCCCAGCACGTCAGCGAGCTTTCCTGGTCTCGCCGTTCTACCTGCCCATAACAGCCATTTTTCTGGCCTTTAGTCAGGCGACAATCACGGCCACCGTCTTTAATCCACCAGCGGATCGCTTCACAGGCTCCTTTACGGTCACCAGCGTTAATGCGCTTGTAAAACGTAGATGGGAAGCATTTTGCGGGACCGATGTTATAAGGGCAAAAAGATGCGATACCCGCTTTCTGCGGCTCACTCAGCGGAATTTTGATATTTCGCTCAACCCACGCCAGCGCTTTGTCGCGTTCGATGGCGTTTACCTGGGCACATTTCTCAGCAGAAAGCCTCATGTCCTGAACTACTGGCTTACCATCAACCATCGTGGCACCACGGCAAATAGTCCAGATTCCGCCACCGTCGCGATATGCTGTCAGGCTGTTACCCTCTTTCTCATCCAGAAACTGATCGAGAATCACGGGGGCGGAAGCCCCGGCAAGAATCAAACCAACGACCGCTGCGCTCAGTTTATTCTTCAGCTTTGGTGACATTACCATTAAGCCGGTCCTCCCTTTCCTTTTTCCTGTAATACCAGTTCACTGCACAGGTAATAACAGTGCATGCGATACCGACAATAATTGCCCAGTCGCTCAGGCTTAACCCTGCAATTCTGTCGGCCAACATCCAGGACACCTCTTTTGCTGTTTTAGCTGTTTCGGCATATGCCTTCGCTGATACACCGCAGCCGGTCAGCGTGGTTCCTGTTCCATATGAAAGTCTGCTGTAAATGGTGCTCATTCTGGTCATAGCCTCACCTCCGATTCTTCGGATGGCGCTGTGTGTGATTAAAGGGTCAGGCTTCACGGGCTGGATTTATCAACAAAGCACGTAGCGGATGATTCCCGTGAGCCTGAAATGAAAAAGACCGCCAGTTGGCAGCCTAAAAATGATGTTTGATAATTTTTCCATCGAGCAAGGTTAGACTAGCCAATTACAGTAGCTTGCTCTCCAATTCAATTCCTGATCTACTACTTGGTTCTAGCAACCAATGAAAAAGGATAGATCGTGAATAATGGGAAAAATGAACGATTCAGAGTGTACTTATCCAGTTTTGATGCGGATATTGCAGCACTAACAGAAGCCTGTAAAAGTATCAGCAACAGTCTTAACTCTGTTTTGGAGAGCACAAAAAGAGAGGGGTTTATAAACCCGATTCAAGTTTTCATAGATTCTTTAACACTGAATCAGCCCGAAACACATTCTAATATCTGGGTAGCCGTTAATTCATCATGGCAGATTGCAGAAGAAGCCAGGCTAAAACTTGAGAAATTTGGTTATAAGACTGGTGAAATTATTTAAATATCCTCCGGCATAGCCGGAGGTTTTTCTGATACGCCTATAAGGCTCTGTTTCCAGTTGCGTCCTAACAGGCGCATACGATCTTACATATACATCACACTTCGTTACTTATGACCCGTGAACGGGCTACCCGGATAAATGCGCCAAACACCACACCGTAATCGGTTCCGGTTAACAGTTCATAGACACTGGCCCCCGTCAGGACACCACCAGCCAGCCCAGTACCGGAAATCGGATCGGGCATTTAGCCCCCTCTAAATTGCTGTGAGTCCTCTCAGGAATGAGGGGAATAAAAAAAAGGCCGCCATGCGGCAGCCTCGAAGTAAGTACGGTTGTTTACAATGGTGGAGAGAGAGGACCTTCTAACACCTCTGCTTCACCGTTATGGCAAATGTCATCGCCTCTGGTCAGATGCCAAACACCTGTGATTATTTTCCCCGTTTCCAAGTCATCAACAGTGTCATTCGTGTAGTACGCTACCTGTACAACACCGACATGCTGAATCCAGTAATACCCTTCTTTCATAAGCTCCTCCGCGATACTCAGCAGATAGTATAGAGCAGTACAAATAATGCTGTGGTGCAGGAAGCCACAACTTAATCTTTGCTATAAAGTAATTTCGAAAGATGACGATAATGAGTAATAAATGTAAGGCCGGAGGAACCACCATGAGCATGACAGTTAGCACTTTGGGTCAGGACATACTGCAAAGCACAGTAAAACAAGCACCTTCAAGTACTGGCAACTCTGTTTCACAACAAATTCAAAACCTGAAAAAACAAATTGGTGAGTTGACAAAAGAACTCAGCGCCATGGGTTCAAAAATAAATGAAGTAACCTCCGAAGATGAGGCAAAACTGCTTAAACAGCAGATGGAGATGATTCAAAGGCAAATCGAGTCTATGTACGCAAAAATTGCTCAATTACAAAAACAAGAAGCAGAAAAAAACCAAATGGCATCGGGTGCATTACCTACGGTAAGTGACAAATCAAGTTCGAACGTTGCAGGGAATAATACTAAAAATATTGATGTCTACGTTTAGCAGTGACCCCCTATCATTTTTCCTCTGAGTTAGAAACGAAAAAGGATTGTGAGAACTTGTTTTCGAGTTAACGATTTCAGATCGGCGATATGACAGGGGTACTGGTGCTATGCACCTCGCGAATACCCCTGTCGTATCGCCGGAAAGCAAAAACCCCGCACAGGCGGGGTTCTCGTTATATTCAAATTGTTCGCTTCTCGTCGCTGCCATTGTAGCGCAGGTCTGCTAGACATTGTGACCTATTGATTACAAGTCGGCCTAAGCCAAGTTGACGTTAGTGTCCCTTGCCGGACTTGAACCAGCGACCGGACGATTATGAGCCGCAGGCTCTAACCAACTTAGCCATATGACCACGGGTTAAAAATGGTCAATGCTGACTTAGAACGCTTTCTTTATTTTTAAAGAAAAAGCAACACGAGAATCAAGAATAAATAACCTACATCACAATAAAAAATGCATAAAAATATACATTATTTCATGTTCATATGTATTGTCTGGTCATCACCGTTAAAGTAAACATGTAATCAATACTGGCGATTAGGCTATGTTTCCCTGCATTGCATGCAAAAAAAACACCGAAAACCAAGTCTTAAACTGGAGTTAAGTCCGTATCGTAGAATTTACTCTTAACAGATTACGATAGTTTTTGCGTACGCGTGAGCATTTTTGTATTGTTATAAAAACCCTATAGAAAGAAGAGAAAATGACTGCTGAAATTGCTGTTTTCAATAAATCTGCTGTTGCGTTAGCTGCGGATTCTGCTGTAACAATATCAGGCGGGGGTAAGCATAAAATCTACAATGGTGCTGAAAAACTCTTTGCTCTCACCAAACACCATCCAGTCGGTGTTATGGTATATGGTGCTGGTGATTTATGTTCGGCGCCTTGGGAATTGGTGATCAAAGCCTATCGAAAAAAACTAGGCGATAATCACTTTCCCAATCTTGAAGGCTATGTTAGTGATTTTTTTGATTTTTTAGAAAAATCAAATGATATAGTCACTCCAGGAATGCGTGAAGACAACCTTTATCAATACTTATCAGATGGTGTTTTCGATCTGTTATTTGATACTTTTGCAGACCCAAAAGAGCCTAGTTACTGGAATCCTCTTGATCATCAGCTATTTTTTACTGAATTCGTTGAGTACTGTCAGGAGTTATTGGAACATCTATCCGATACGGACTTTTTAGAAGGTTTTTCTGGCGATGACCTAGATGACGCTCGTGCATTTTGTGATGGACTTAGTGTTCGAATCGTAGCCGATAAATTAGGACGCCTCCCGGAAGTTGATGTTCCCCCAGATTTCTACAAGGTTCTGGCGAGCATTTTTGCTGCCATGATTTGTAAAATTAATGATGTTGGCAATATCACTGGGATCGTTTTTGCCGGCTACGGTGAGAACGATTATTACCCAAAAGTACTTTCATTTGATATAGGTGGATACTTTAATGATAAGGTTCGTCGATACAAAAATGAAGGGAAATGTTCATCTGGTGGCGAAAGTGGAGTTACTCCATTTGCCCAAAGTGAAGAAGTGGGTGCCTTTATGCAAGGCGCCAATCAAGGGTTACTTGGACAACTTCATAAAGAATATCAAGAGTCGATTGCTAACCTGCTAGGAGGTATTGACTCAACAATCACTAAAGTGATACCAAATGACAAAATAGAAGAGACGCAAGCTGCTATACTTGATTTGGTTAACAGCACTGTAGCTGAATGTGATAAACGTATACAGAATTTCATGCATGAAAACTACGTGCGGAAGGTGGTCGACATGATCAAGTTTCTTCCTAAGCAAGATTTAGCTTACATGGCAGAGTCTCTCGTTAACCTTACTGCTTTTAAACGAAAAGTATCAGAAGACTCGGAGACAGTAGGCGGCCCAATTGACGTAGCAGTAATTTCGAAAGCTGATGGATTCATTTGGGTTAAACGGAAACACTATTTTGAGCAAGAGTTGAACCATCACTTCTTCTCTCGGTCATAAGGGAACACATGAGGGTAGCTTATGAAAATGAAACAATCTTTCCAAAAAAACCAACCGAAAACGATTAAGGATTTTTTTGTATCTGAAAAGATAAAATCTAGAGAAAAATCCTCAGATCGAAATAGTTTCTTTCAGAGACTATTAGAAAACAATCATAATGCGTAAACCCTAGTAAGCAGGCCAAGTGGCCTGCTTTTCTATTCGATAACAATTGCAAAACTTCCCTCTATAAACCCCAGTGCTGCCTGTAGATCTTTCCTGATAGTTCCATCTGAGCACTTACGTTTCTTCGCAATAGTGCGCAATGAAACACCGATCACAAAGTGAGCAATAATTAATTCATGCTCATCAGGCCTATACTTGCGTAAGCGAGCCACGCATCCATCAATCATAATACCTTCATCGTCATCGCACTGTTGACGAGATTTCTTACCATGAGGAAATAATCCTTTAAACCCAGCCGCAATTGGTTGCCAGTCCACACCGCTACTGTCAGCTGCAGCCCAGGCCCCCCAACGATCCATCACTTCATACATATCACGCATCAAACATCTCCTTACGCCAGAACACCGAGCCCATAAGCCCGGTCCAGCACTCTGATTATCATTACCGGCTGAGGTAAATGGTTTCGCTCAAACTTCACCGGGTCGTTATGTAGTTCTGTATGGCACTGCCGACACAGGGGGATCGCGAAAATATCATGCGCCTTCGTTGCCATCCCTCCCTGCCCCCAGCCAATTAAATGGTGTGGGTCATCGGATGGTTTGCCGCAGCATTCGCAGGGCTGTGTTTTAATCCATGCAAGATATCTGGGGTTCGCCCAACGGATCCTCTTCGGACGTTTCATATAGGTTTGCGGGGACTCGGGATCTACCAGGACACCGACTACGGGTTTAATCGCTGGAACTTGCGCTGGTGGCATGTTCACGGTTACTGCGTTGGCTCTGGCTGTAATGATGCTGGTGGCGGTTACACCCGGTTCGATATCGCATTCACGCATGACTGAATGATGCTCTTTCGAAGGAATACGTAGCGACCGACTGGCTGCTGATTCGGGAATTGCGTCGGTAGCACCCATACGAACAGCCCACCAGCAAAGCTCCGCCAGCGACAGTTCTCTGGAAGGGTCCAGATTCAGCGCTACCATTATGCTGTTGATAATCCAGTTAATAACATTACGTCTCGCCAGCTCTGCAAGTTGTTCGCTGTGGTGGTCACGCAAATGGTTATCACAATGTCCACACAGGAGAACCGATCCAGGTTCATGACGCAGAGTGGTTAACTCGTGATAATGGTAATCACTGTGTGGCCACTGGCAGCAACTACCGCCATAACGCAGAAGCCAGTAATCAAGACCACTAAAACCACCAGCAGCCTTTATAACTTTTTCATCCAGGAAGAACGGCCACAGGGACTCGTCACTGGCCAGCGGCTGGCGAACGTCAGGAACACGGCCAGCAGGCAGCCGTTCCATACTTGCCGGCTGGCTTTCCACCAGCACACGTTCACAACTGAATAATGACATCAGCTCACTGCCCGGCTTGAGCAGCACAATTCCAAGCTCACGCGCAATCACCGGCTTCAGCAGCGCCCTCATTCTGCAATCTCCCCGATAATTATTTGTCCCTTCTCTCCCCATAACTTAGTGACGCGTGAATCCCAGATGTGAGCGTCATCTTCGTAAATGGCATCCATCAGGGCTTTCATCATATTGTCGAAATCAGGTTTAGCCTGGTGTGGTTTACCGTTGAACTCAGTCCGTTTCTTTTTGCTCCAGCTCGCTGGCATCGGAAGAATGAAGGTGACATGCGAACGGCTTTCCGGCAGCTCAACACCCTGCAGACGAACTTCATCACAGAAAGCCCGGTAACGCAGAACCTCGGGGCGCTTTTTCCATTTGTCAGCGCGCGTCATTCTGGGCTTGCCCATTGGGGTGATATCATAGACTTTCACATTCACCTCCAGATCCGTTGTTGCCAGGTTCTGTCCTGACGCGGAGGCTTAGATACTTCTGGCAAGAACGCGCTGATCGTCCAGTGAATGAAGTCATTATCCAGACTACGCTCTGTCTTAATCTGCTTTGCGTGATAGCGGGCTTCCAGTTCGTCAGCCTGCTCAGTGGTGAGTTGAGTATGTTGAAACCAGCTTTTCTTCATAACGCACCTCTGAATGAGGCAAAAAGAAAATCGCTGGCGTTGGATAACGTCAGTATGAGTGATTGCTTGAATTGTTCTTGCGCCATGGGGCTTTTCTCCTGTGGCGCAGCAGGTATAGGTTGTTCAGGCCTACGACGGGAGTGTAACAGATTTCTGGGTAACGCGATAACCAGCTCTTTCCAGCATCTGAGTAAACAACGTTGGTGTGCCAATAATTTCATCATCCTGAAGAGGCATGAAAGACACCATGCTGCCGCGCCGGTACATCAGGGCACGCTCACATTCTGGAAATGATTGCAGTCTGGCAACGATGACTCCATCGTGACATCTGATGACTGCGTAGCCTTTTTTGGGCAATTCTACTTTTTCTTTCACTTAAACTCCCCCATGCAAACGGGATCAAAGTAACACCCAAAAAAATTAATAAAACCAGTCGTCAGCGCTTTCCCAGGTATCCTGGAGGATTGATTCAATTTTCTTTTTGTCGTCCTTGTCACCACCAAAAACACTTAACCCATCTGACCCGATACGGCGGATTGTGAGCCTGCAATTGTCATAGTGATCATTCAGACGCTTAAGCAATTCTTTCTCCAGTGCTGGTACCGCGCCTTTAGGAAGTTCTTTCATGCGATCAATGGTTAATTCAACTTTCATAATGGCCCTCATTGCATATACTGTGTTTTTATACAGTACCCCTACACGCAAAAATTATCAACGATTTAAGAGCACAAATTGTTAATTTCCTGTCAGTAGTAAAAAAAGAAAACCCGACGTAGTGGGTTGAATTAGCAGTGTTATATTAAGCGGCAATTTCTTTCTGCCGGCACAATCCCGAGAGATTCGCCCTCTGTATCGCATCATCAATGAGCACCTGTATGACCATGAGGCAAAGCGTTATCCAACTTGCATTCATCTTTTTCAATCAGCAAAGGAGTGGTTAGTGCTGTGAGTGGGCTTTGTTCACTTCATGGTAGATAAATCAGCTATGGATAAGTGATAAGAGGTGAAATCAATCCGAATTAACAACCTGAAGCACATGAATCGGAACACAGATATTAAAATCCTAAAGTCTAGTAACAAATAGCCGATATGAGATATTGCTTATCAGTTTAAAAATCATCTATTGAAAAAATGGGGGGAGGCGTTGAAGCGAGTAGAGCGCGATTTTATCTGTCTGTTTAATTGTGTGTGGTATCAAGATTTCCCTGTGTTCAAAGGTGAATATATCAACCGTTCCAACTGGACCATTCATGTTGGCCTGGTCATGCGCGAGTGTGCAAAGTTAATGGGCGCAAGAACATTTTTTGAACAGGGCGGGCGTACCGATGCGGTCCTACAATATCCAGACAATCAAATTTTAACCTATGTTGAGTGGGAGTATAATCAGGCTGACAGAGATAGCGTTAACGAGTTAGACAAACTGCTTGAAAAAAACGACAAGTGCTATTTCTCCACATTCATCTCATATTGTCAGCATGAAAACATCAATATTGTTATTGAAAAAGCAAGTAGAATATGGAGTGAAGCAAGCAGGCCTTTGATTTTTTTTCTTATCACTTATGAGCCTCAAACGAAAAAACGCCGCCATTTTTTAGAACTCAGAACTTATTTTTTCTCAAACGGCAAAAGAAAACTAGTTCGCAAACAACCTGCGCTTCCATGGGATATTGAGCAACGAAAATACAATGTCGAAGAAGATGCAGGATAGAAGAGACATAAGGTTTTCACGACAGTCTCGTTTCGAGCCCTAACTAAAATATTCTGTTCGGAGCAACCAAATAGCTCTGGCTTTGCTGTGACCATGTTCGCGGTACTAACGCCTCTCCAGGTCCGCTTCTCGCTCATGGTGGACCAAAATCAAATCTAAAATGACGTGGCTAAGCGGGAGTACATAGTGAATGACAGGATGCTCCGGGCAGCACCATACTAATTCAGTTCCCGTCAGAGGTAGGCGTTGCTTCATGATGGGATGAGCGCTCCCTCCAGACAATCCATGCTACAGCCGCCTCCCATGATATATATCCATTACCGCCATTTTTCGCTCTGCGGAGATTAACTGCATCACCAAACCTTTCAATGATGAATTTTTCAAATTCTATGCGTTTTTCTTCGTCGATTGTTGAATCCATACCTTCCCCAGAAGAGTCCTACGAATCGCTCTTATTGCATAAAAAATAGCATATACAATAGAGAGTGAAAAACCGACGTAGCGGGTTAACTTTATGTTACTCATGAGTCTTGTCTCGCTGCAACTTAAAAGCGGAACATTCTCGCGCAAGTTGCGTTGCTAAAGCTACGGGGTTGAATGGCTCTCCATGCCCATTTAAGAAGGCATGCGGTGTGTAGTTGAACGTTATTTAAAACACAGATAGAATCAAGAAAAATCCTAAATAAATGGAATATTGTTTATGGCTAAGAAAATCGCATTACTGGGCTTTTCTGCTCTTTTTGTTGCAAGTGTTGCTTTTGCTGAAACGACAAGTAACTGGGTTGAGGTTACTACAGCTGATGATGGCATTTTTTCAGCAAAAAAAGGCACATTTAGAAATGTAAAAGGTGATTCATCTGCCTTGTTCATGTATCAAACAAAAAATAAAAAAGTAGAGTACTACAAAGTTAGTATTAAAGATGCCGACTGTGATAGTGGATATGGGGAGATAAGATTCTTCTATATGGATGGGAAATTAGCTTTCAAAGGTGATTATGTTGCTGATGGGAACAGTGTTGGCGCAGGTATTGGTGATTTTATGTGTGGGGTCAGAATTGGACTTAACACACAAAAAAGTTAAATGAGGGGCATTTGTTAAAAAACAATAGCCCCACATTAGATCAATATTGGCTCCGGCATTTCTGGATAAAAGCTTCTATGCTACGGCGCTCATAGCGAACAACCTTAGCGCTGAACTTTACACGGGGCCAATGTAGACCGGTGTCGGTGTTCTGTATTCCATTTACATAATGTTTTTTGCGTAATTCCCAGCTTCTGGCATACCTCGCCCGGAGTGAGGAGATCATCAGGTTGCTCAGTCATGTTATGCCTCGCTGTTATCTGGGGTGATGATTAGCAGCTTCCAGATGGCTGAGACATACATAGCCTGATGTTTCGCATCGACTAGGGCATTATGCATGTCACCTTCAAACGGCATGTCCCGAGTTCTCCCTTTTCGCCGCTTTCGCGTCGCATATTCTCCAAACGGTATTTATCAATCATTACTGTTATCCTCGCAGTAGTAGTGCCGTCCCTCTGGGTCAGTAGATACATGTCCGCAGATATCGCATTCAATTCCAGGAAGCACCGATTCTGACTGCGCTTTGATATGCAGTCGCGGTTCACCGTCTTTCGGCTCTGGCCACTGGCGGTTTTTGTTAACCGCCAGCTTTTCTACCATCGCCAGGGTAATCTGCTTATCACTGATACCGGCACGACGTTGCGCATCCCATAACAGGAATTGCATGTCAGCCCATTCGCTCATCTCGTCTGGTTCCGCAGCAGCCTCGATAGCTTCTTTGGAAAGGTGCTTCAGCGGACCAACTGGACCGACATCGCCGAATGTTTCATCTGACCATGCTGCATGTTCACAGCGTACCTGCTCACGGGCTATCGACTCCAGAACCCCATCAATCACCTTCACTGCATCAGCCATTGCGTAGCCGAGATTACCGCCGTCGCTTTGTGCTGCTGCTTTGCTGAGTATTTCGCGTATCTGGTGCAAGCGATCGAGTGATACAGGACCGTGCGCCGGGTGGTTGTTAGTTGTCATGGGTTAGTCCTCTACCTTGTTTCCGCAATGCGGGCAGTAATTGAACTTATGGGCGAATCCAGGATGCGGAACGGCAAAGCGTTTGGTTTTCTCGTTCCAGTCAGCAATTACGATTTCAAAATTTACGACCGCATTAGCCCAGTCACTGGAAAGAACTGGCTGCGACCCAATCAGGCCGACAATACAGCGATTACATTTTTCCACTGACTCACCCCCCCTTCACGCCAATGCCAGCAGTAAATCGCGACGGTGACCAATCGCAATATGTGTTCGACTCCGTGTGTCCAAAAATTGCTTTACAACGATGGATATCGTGGCAATTACCACATGTTATGCCAGCCGGTAATCGCATCTTGTCGGGATCGGCTGGGTCATAATTCAACGCCAGTTTTTCGGTTGTCATGCTGGCATCCTCCCCACGATATCTATAACCCGACGCATAACCGCACTTCCCCGAAAATCTGCTGGTAACTCAATCAGAGGCTTACTCGAACCGTATGAGAATCGTTGGAGATCGAAATCAATTACAGCCTTTTGGTCCCTGAACAAACCTAGACGACCGTAACGAATGAGTTCGCCGCGTTCGGCTGCTACGCGGAAATACTTCTCAGCAGTCTGACGATGCAGCGACAACATCTGTGATGCCTCGCTAACGGTTAAGCGTCCACGGATTTTCACCTCTTCGATGATCACCCGGATAAGTGCCGCCTGCTCTTCTGGTGTATTTGGTCTTGGCATGCTGATCATCTCCGGGCCATACGCAGACATTCATTACGTTGCTGCGCTATACGTGACACTTCAGCTGAACTACGGGCAATGTCTAACATGTCGGTATATACCTTTGCCGCACGCCGCCAGAGTCCTCTGGACTTCAGGTCTTTCGCCATTTTCTCCGCTAATTGCGTTTCAACCGGATCGCTTTTCTCTTCCATGAAGGGCAGTTTTACGTCAGGTAATTCTGCATCCGGAGCGATGTTATAAACATACTGAGTTCCGTTGTGAGTGCGCAGGACTGTGCCACTGACAGTCAGCGCGCGCAGAAACTTACCAGCGGTACCGGATGGAATATCCAGTGCTTCACATACGTCACGTAATACGCAGTTCGGGGTATGGCGCACCACTATCGCTACCCGGTCTTTCTGAGAGATTTCTATGGTCATTGGTCAATACTCGTTTTAGTTAATTAAACCTGCCGCCTTGCGGCGTTTGTATTCTTCCATCAGTATTTGCGCTGGCGTTGGTCCCGCCGGATGGTGCGGCGCCGCCAGTTGACGTCGAATTGGTGGCACACTTAGTCCGTTACCAACATGCTTTGACCACTTCGTAAGTAACTTTTCCGCCAGTCGTTTCAGTTCCCCCTCTGTCATTTGTCGTTCAACGCCCGTTCTGCGCATTTCGATGCAGATGTGATACAGCACGGGCTGAGGCCATGGATATTTATCGCTTCCTGAATACCGATATGACTCATTGCGCCAGCGCCGGTATTCCGTCATAACCTGCTCCGATGTCAGTCCGAATGGATTCGCTCCACTCACTGAAACCAGAGAAACAAACTCAGCCAGGTCAGGCGGCCATGTATTTCCCATCGCACAGCGCTCCATGCACTGCTGACAGACCAGCCGAATTTGAGGTTCAGTCATCGAACCTATCTGGGCTATCCAGATAGGCGAAGGCTCCGCCCCGTTCTTCTGGGTCCATCGGTTCGAATACACCTCCCCCATGACCTGCCACAGTCGCCAGGCTGTTTCCGTCGCCATCAAGTCCATTCCTGCGGCGCCACTCTGCGTGTGCTGACTGAATTTGCTGAACTGCCCGGGATGCTGTTGGTTCGGATCCTGCTCCCACATGACTGTTACCTCCGGTTTCTGGTTTTACCTGCGTTCTCACCCGGGCTACATGTCGGGCAAATTTTTGTTCCCACTGGATTTGTGTAAAAACTTTCCCTTCCGACTCCCAATACGCGGTGAATTCTGCGAGTTCAGTCAGAAGGTAATCTGGTTCAGGCAGGGGGATACCCCACGATGCAGCGCGCTGTCGGAAGTCTCTGGAGGGAAGCCAGCTATCTGTCATGCTGAATTTCCCGATCGGTTCATCAACACCGTCCAGGTATCGGGGCATGACCGGGGATGGCAGTTCATCCCCATTCGGATTTTTCATCGCGCCCGCGTTAAGAGAGGGGTTTAAGATCTGTTTACTGCTAACTGCTTTCTGGATACCTGATGGCAAAGGTTTAGCCAAAGACTTAGCCTTATCCTTAGGCAAAGCGAAAGCCTTATCAAAAGCCGTCCCCATAGCGTCAGAAACCCCGTAGCAGGCGGCTTTGAGAGCTTCATATGCTTTATCTTTCAGTGAACATTCAGGCAGTAATTCAAACGATCTTGCCCATGATTTGATCACGTTCACTGATGCTGGAGGGTTATGTTTCACCGCGTTAGGCAACCAAAAAACTCTGGCTTTAAGATCTGCTTCCACCATACCTAACGCTATGGCTTCGCCTAAGGCTAAGTCGAAGGCTTCGACTGAATCGCCACAGATAATCTAGACACTTC